CAACAGACAAAGGTACTAAAATGGTTTACTCTGATGGTACTGATGTTGTTGATACAGCTTTCACAGATTTATCTTCAGACATCACTCCACAATTATCTGGAGTACTAGATACAAATGGAAATGATATCATCATTGATGATGCAGGTGCAATTGAAGATGATTCAAATAATCCATATTTAAGATTTCAAAAAACAGCTTCAGCTGTAAACTACTTTGATGTAACTAACCAAGCAACTGGTTCTTCTCCATCAATAGCTGCAGTTGGTGGTGATACTAATTTAGATTTTCTTTTAAGTCCAAAAGGTATTGGAAGAGTTACATTAAATGGTAATGGTAAAATTCAAGGTCTTGCAGAAAAAGTAAATGTTAATGGTACATATACTTCTAACATTAACTTTGACACAAATACTCAAGCAGTTCAATTAGACACTGCAGCAGCTAATGCAAACTTTACAGTTAATTTAAGAGGTGATGGTTCAAACTCTTTAGATGCGTCTTTAGATGTAGGTGAATCAATTACAGTTGCATACATTTCAAAACAAAATGCAACAGCTTATTACAATACTACAGTACAAGTAGATGGAACTACAGTAACTCCAGTATGGCAAGGTGGATCTGCGCCAACTGGTGGTAATACAACTTCAAATGATGTGTACACTTACACAGCTATTAAAACTGGTGGTTCAGTATTTACTGTACTTGCGGCGCAAACACAATTTGCATAATAGGAGGATAGAAAGATGCCAATTATAGGTTCAATTGGAGCAGGATCCGCAGGAGGATTTGGACAACGAAAAGGTGGTAGGGTAGTATCATATCCTTACAGTCTTGAAATGTTGGTTGTCGCAGGCGGAGGCTCTGGAGGAAGTCAAAGAGGTGGTGGAGCAGGAGCAGGAGGTCTTAGAACTTCTACTCAAACCATTAATGAATCAAACGAATTCACAATTACAGTTGGAGGAGGTGCAGGTGGTACTTCTTCAAAAGGTAATAATTCTCAAATTAGTGGTACAGGTTTATCAACCATACAATCAACAGGTGGAGGTTTTGGTAAACAAGACACAGGTAGTAATGACAATGGTGGTCCTGGAGGTTCGGGAGGAGGAGCTGCTGGTAATAATATAGGTGGTTCTGGAGGCTCAGGAAACCAAGGAGGTTATACTCCATCTGAAGGTTCACCCGGAGGTACTAAAAACACTGGTCAACCTTATGCTCCAGGTGGAGGTGGTGGTCACTCTCAATCTGGTGGTAATGGAGGCGGTGGCGGTGGAGCAGGTGGTAATGGTTCAGCAGAATCAATCACAGGTTCTTCAGTGACTTATGCCGGTGGCGGCGGAGGCGGAAGAACAGAATATACAACTATTGGCGGCGGCGGTGGCACTGGCGGAGGTGGTGATGGTCAAATTGATAGTACACCAGCAGAAGACGGAACTGATGGACTCGGCGGCGGAGGCGGCGGAGGAAACGAAGGTGATAATGGAGTTGGCGGAGACGGAGTTATAATTTTAAAAATTCCACCTACTGGTTATTCAGGTAATCATACTGGGGATCCAACGGTTTCAATTGATGGTTCAGGTAATTACATTTTAACATTTAATGGTTCAGGGAGTTACACAGCATAATGGCACATTTTGCAAAATTAGATTCCGAAAATAAAGTCATTGAATGTGTTAAAGTTAATGATTCTCAAACAATGATAGATGGAGTTATTAATGAAGATAAGGGTATAAGTTTTTTAAGAAAAATTTATAAAGATCCAAATTCTACTTGGGTCAGATATAATAAATCTATGAAACAAGGTGTTAATATTAAAGGCGGTGAAAATCTAAGAAAAAACGCTGCAATATTAGATGGTGGTTATTATGATCCATCAAAAGATGCATTTGTTCCTCCAAAAGCAAAGAATCCTGATAGTACAGAATGTACTACATTAATTTTTAATGAAGATAAATGTTTTTGGGACTATCCGACTCCAAGACCACCTGAAACTAATGGTGAAATTTGGGATTATAGTGATATTAATGGATGGATACGTTTAGACACCAGAGCTGAAGGATCTGTTTGGGAATATGATTCTGTCAATGGATGGGTAGATAAAACTCCAGCTTAATTATTTAAATTGTTTTCCTGAAACCCAAGCGACTAAAGAATTTCTTTCACCTTTTGTAACAGGTGTTACTTCATGTAATGTATAACTTGGAAAAACAATTAATGTTCCTTGTTCTCTTAACATTTTTACCGGATCATTATTATAATATAAATTTAAATCTCCACCTTCATAATCTTTAGATTTATTTAATTGAACAGAAACCGAAAGTTTTCTAATATTAAAATTATACATTCGATCAACATGTTTATCGTAACGACTATTTTTTATTTTACTTGAATAATTAGTAAATTGTAATGCTTCTAAAAAACCATCTAAATCAAATTTAAAAAAATCATTATTTAAACCAATGACTAAATTAGTTAATTTTCTATATATCCAAGAATTTTCTTCTGTAGGAAAAAACCATTGAATTCTACTTTCTCTAAATTTTTTTGTTTGTTTTGCTTTAACTGTTTCTGCTTTTTTTAAATTTTTCTTACCTAATTTTATTATTTTTTTGCACTCTTCTTCAGAAAATGCTTTTTCATAAAAAGCATAGTCATGAATTTGATCTAATTTAAATTGCCAACAGTTCATATTAAAAATAATTAAAATTTATATTAAATCTTGCTTTTTTATCACTGCAAGTAGAACTTGCATGCAATTTACTTGCATCAAATAATAACATTCTATTTTCAACAGAATTTATTTTAGTTCCATCTTCTAAAGTAGTGAATCCATTACAAGTGTTTATAGAAAATAATGCAGCTTTGTGTTTAAAATTCATATCTATATGTTTTTTATTTACACTTATTTTTGATGTATGAGGATATAAATTAACTTTAATTCTCATCAAAGCCTTCATTTTTAATCTATGAAAAAATAAATCTTTCATAAATTTATAGTGATTACTATTTTGTTCATCAACATATATAACATGAGTAAAATAAAAAGATGTATCCTTTAAACTGTGTAAATGATTAATTTGATTTTGAAAAAACCAAGGAAAATTATGATGAAATATAGTATCTTTTAATTTAATAAAATCTTCTTTAGGAAGAAAATTATCTATTACTTCATATTTTGATTTCATGCTGTCTTGTTTTTTAAATAAATATATAGTATATCAAGGCAAAATGCAAGAAAGTTTCATAGGCTTATATCAAATAGATAAAAAACTTTGTAAAAAGTTAATAAAGTATCATAATAAAAATTCTGAGTATAAAGAAAAAGGTTTTGCATATTCACCTAAAACAAAAAGTACAATAATTGATAAAAATATAAAAGATTCAATTGATGTAACTTTTTACAACATGTCTAATGATAAAAATATAAAAAATTATTTTTTAGAATTAAGTAAATGTGTGCAACATTATACGGATAAATTTAAAATAGGACCTGTAAAAACATATAATTCTAATTTAATACAATATTATCCTCCCGGTGGAGGATTTAAAATTTGGCATAATGAAAGATCTATTGGATACTCAAATGGAAACTTTATCGCACAGAGAGGTTTAGTTTATATGACTTATTTAAATGATGTCACTGATAAAGGCGAAACAGAGTTTTTATATCAAAGATTAAAAATTAAACCTGAAATTGGAAAAACATTAATTTGGCCAACTGATTTTACACACACTCACAGGGGTATACCTTCTCCAACACAAGAAAAGTATATTGTGACTGGTTGGTTTTTATTACTATAAATATGAATTCAATAATAGAAAGATTTTCTAAATATTTAGAAAACATAGAATACCCTAAAGATAAATGTTTTTGGAATATAAAAGGTAGAATAAAAAATTCTAATAGTATTTATAAATTTGACGTTAGAAATATGTTTAAAATAAATGAAAAACAAATAGGTCAAAAATTTAGAATTGATACAAAAGCAGATAAGATGGTATTAGAAACTAAAAATGAGTGGATTATTTTAGATTTAAAAGAACTAGTTGAATATGGTAAAAAAAATAAGCTAAAAAAGGTTTATCTAGATGATTTGCTATCTAAGCTAGAATGGAATATAGTACTACCAAAATAATAAAAAGCATATATAATGAGGTGCTATGCTTCAAAAACTACAATTTAAACCCGGTTTTAATAAACAAATAACACAATCAGGAGCTGAGTCTCAATGGACTGATGGTGATTTTGTTAGATTTAGATATGGACTACCTGAAAAGATAGGAGGCTGGTCACAACTTACTACAGATAATTTAACAATACCTGGTGCTGCTAGAGCTCAACATACATGGACATCTTTAGCAGGAGAAAAGTATGCAGCAATCGGCACATCACAGGGTTTGTTTTTATATTATGGTGAAGACTTTTTTGATATTACTCCGCTTGATACAGCAATCACTGGAGCAACATTTAGTTCAACAACAGGTTCTGCAACAGTAACTGTTAATAAAACTTCTCATGGATTAACTGCAGGAAGATATGTAAAATTTTCTTCTGTGTCTTTACCCGGTGGTGGAGAAACAAATTTCACGACAGCACAATTTGAAAATAATACTTTTGAAATATCTAATGTTACAACTAATACATTTGATATTATGATGCCAGCAAATGAAGGTGGTACTGGTATGTCTACACAAGGTTCAGCACAAATAGATCCTTATGTAGTTGTGGGTCCAACATTTCAAACTGCAGGTTATGGATGGGGCACAGATACCTGGAATGTGTCAACATGGGGCACTGAAAGAACAACTAGTAACGTGATTCTGGATCCAGGCCTTTGGAGTCTTGATAATTTTGGTCAAATATTAATTGCAACTATTCATAATGGTAAAACATATACTTGGGATGCAGGAGCAGCAACACCTAGAGCAAACAGAGCAACACTCATGTCAGGTGCACCAACTGCATCAAGGTTAACCTTAGTATCCGATAGAGATAGACATTTATTTCATTTTGGAACTGAGACAACAATTGGAACTTCATCAACACAAGATCCAATGTTTATAAGATTTTCTAATCAAGAGGATTATAATACTTATCAACCAACCGCTACTAATACCGCAGGTACTTTTAGGTTAGATACAGGTAATATGATTGTGGCTGCTATTCAAGGTAAAGATTATGTTTTTGTATTAACAGATAGTGCAGCATACGTAATTCAATTTGTAGGACCACCATTTACTTTTTCAGTTAGACAAGTTGGAACGAACTGTGGATGTATTGGACAGAATGCAGTTAGTTATTCTAATGGTGCAATATTTTGGATGTCAGGTGAAGGTGGATTTTTTGTTTACGACGGTACAGTTAAAGCATTACCATGTTTAGTAGAAGACTTTGTGTTTACAACTACAGGAGACAATTTAGGTATTAACTATAATGCATCACAAATTATCTATGGTGAACACAATACTTTATATAATGAAGTAACTTGGTTCTATCCAAAAGCAGGATCAGAACAAATTGATAGATGTGTTACTTATAACTATGGAGAAAATTGTTGGACAACCGGATCATTAGCCAGATCATCTTATGCAGATACAGGTGTATTTGATGTGCCTTATGCTACACAATATAATTCAACGACTACTCCTAATTTTGCAATACAAGGAATTACAAATACTTATGGAGCATCAACTTATTATGCTCATGAAACCGGAACCGATCAAATCAATTCATCAGGCACCACTTCTATTAATGCATTTATACAATCAGGTGATTTTGATATTGCTGCAAGACGTGGTTTAACAGGTCAAACTACAGGTATAGCTGATTTTAGAGGTGATGGTGAATTTATTATGTCTATGAAACGTTTTGTACCAGACTTTCAAGTATTAACAGGTAATTCAAAAATAACCTTATTACTAAATGATTATCCAAGTAACACAGCATCAAGTTCACCTCTTGGCCCCTTTACAATTACATCATCTACTGATAAAGTGGATACTAGAGCAAGAGGAAGATTGCTTTCAATTAAAATAGAAAATGATGCCGTAGGTGAAACTTGGCGTTATGGAACATTAAGAGTAGATATTAGACCGGACGGTAGACGATAATGACATATGACGAATTAAGATTACAACAATTATTAGGTCCTTTTAATAGACCACAAGGTATTGCAACTTTAAATCCATTAGCATTTCAATATCAAGATCAACTTTATCCTGATTTACAATCAACTGATGTAGGTTATTCTATAGCACCTCCAGGATCAGCAGATGAAGGATATGCGATAGGACCATCTGGAACAGCAGATGATTTAATTAGTACAGGATTTTATGGAAGCCCTGATGTAGGATTTCCTTTTGCACCAGCAAATAGATTAGGGGGTTTAGACTTACCTAGATTTCAAGGTGTCAGTGAATTAGGAAGACAAGATGAAGATGTTGAACAAGTAGAATCTTTAGTTGAAGAAGAACCTTCAGGCATAGAAAAATTATTTAGTAGAGTAAGAGACATTTATGGAACTGGTAGAGATTTAATTGGAAGAGGTATTAGTTCTGCTGCAAGTTTTTTAACTGGTAATCCATTAGTTGGTGGAGTTATGTCTTTAATGTCTAGAATGAAAACACCAATGAGTGAATATCAAATGAGAGATTTACAAAGAAGAGGTTTTGGACCAAAACTACAATCTATTTATGGACCAGGTGGTATCATGCAAGGATATAATCCAGTAAGTATGTTTGGTAGAGGACCGTTAGAATCTATTATTAATAGAAGAAATAAAGCTAAAAGCGAAGCAGCTATTCAAAAATTAAATCAAGCAATAACTGATTTAGGTGGATCTACAGATAGAAATTTATCATCTTACAGAGCATCAAGACCTGCTAGCGAAAGAAGATCTACAGGTTTTGGTAAATCAGGAATGGGTAGAGATCCAGATAGGTTTAAATAATGGCTAAAATAACTACATACATACCTGAACCAAAACAAGAATATGAAGTAGAAAATCAAAGACAGATTATTGAATCTTTAACTACATTAAAACAACAATTAAATTTTTCATTTCAAGAAGACTTAAAAGAAGAGCAAGATACATTTAACTGGTTTATATCATGACAATACAATATAAGAATCAAGGTTTTGATTTAACCACAACTAATTTAACTACAGTATTAAGTATCAATACTAGTTCTGTAGCAATAGTAAAATCAATGCCAATTACTAATGAACATAATAACAAAGTACTTACAGAGTGTTATATACACGATGCATCAGCTAGTACAGACTATGAATTTTTTCATGCAGAAGTAACAGCAGATTCTACAACAGTAGCTGTTCCAGGTGTATTAAATCTAGAAGCAGGAGATAGTATAAAAATTCAAGTGGATGTTGCAAATACTGTAAAAGGTGTTATAAGTTATGCATTAATAGACAGGTCACAAGAAAATGGATAATGATATATTAAAAATTAATTGTACAAC